GCTTCGACAAAATTCTCAAGCGCAGATTCGCCTCGCTGCCATTGGGTAACAATCGCATTACTCAAAATACTGGAAAATTGATTAGCTTTATTTGTCAAAATAGTCCACGAGGGATCATCAGCTAAGGCTGCAAAATTACCTGACAACGTTTCCGGGACTTCAATAGCTTCGATTTCTGGCATTTCAATATCTGATAAATTTCTTATTTCTACATTCAATTCTTGTAATGCTGGGATATTAACTGATCTAATTTGTTCTGCTTGTTTTTCGAATGCTTTACCTTGATTATTTAATACACTTTCAATGGCTTTTATATTTTCTTCCCAAATTTTTATATCATCTTGAAGTACTTGTTTTCTTTCTTCTAATCCCTCTTTTAATGATTTAGTAGGATCAAGCCGAAAAGCTTCTTTCCAGATTTTGCCAATAGTAGATACTTTTTCTAAATCTTTAAGAGATTGTTCTATGTCCTTAATCTCTTGTTCGGTTTTAACTAATTCTTCTTGAGCTATTATTAAGCTTCTTTCAAGCGGTGTTACTAAAAGTTTTTCAATATTAAATCCCAATGTTTCAAAAAGTTTATTCAATATGGCGATAACATCACTAACAGTTGGGATAAGAGCAAGCCCCAAAAACGCTTTTAAATCTTCAAATTGTGCTTGTAATCTTCGACTTGCATTTGCAATTTCATCGGAGGTGTTTGCGAAATCCCCTTGGATATCCATCGTTTGAGCAATTATTTCTGCATATCGAGCTTGTACTTTTTGAGCATCTGTCAAAACTGCGCCAGTCCGAGCTATGCCCTCAGCATAAGCCCTTTGTTGTATTTTCGCTTCTGATAATAATATGCCCACCGTTCTCAACGGTTCAGCCTCGCCCACTAAACCAGATCGGATTTTCAGAAGCGATTCTTCAAGTGAAATATTTCTTACTGAGGCAATATCAGCCGCCAATTTTTGCATTTGAACCGACATCTTTGCGGCTTCTTCGCGTGCAAGACCAGATGCGGTAAAAATCGCTCCAAGTGTTGAGGCGTTTTGTAATGCGGCGCGGGCAGAAATGCCAAATGCATCTGCTGAGGTTTTTGCAAATTCTTTTATTATTTTGGAATGTTGAACAAAAGTTACATTTGCGGCATTGACCGCTTCTTTTAAATTGCTCGTAGCATCTACCAGGCTTTTGGAAAATCTAATAATTTCTCTTACACTAAAAGCTACACCTAAAGCTAATCCAATCTTCAATAGACCGGAACGCAAAGATTGGCTTTGCCGTTCAATCCCTTTCATTTCCGATTGAACACGCCTTGCACCTTCTTCGCTAATTCTTATTTTGTATTCTTTTCGCTCTGCCATTTCGTACTTGCCTTTTTTAATTCAGATGATAAGGTGAGTAGGTCTTCCAGTAATTTTGCGGGAGCATTATCGTAGCAATCCGCTTTGATTGCCGGGATCCCGATTGATTCTTTTGCTTCGAGCCGAATAGCCAGTTCATTATAATATTCGCCTTGCGGATCATCCAATAACCAATTCCAACACCCGCTAAACCGAAAAGCATCAAAAATACTAACATTGGAATCGTTATTAAGGGCTTCAATAAAAAAAGCCCAAAATTCATCGGGGCTTTTAAATCTTTTAATAATTTGTTTTCCATTTTCTCCTCTAAAAGGAGTTGCGGTTTTATATGTTTTATTTTTTACCCAACATTGATTATCACATTGAGTATCGCAATTCCGTTTTTTTAAATAACCATAGACAAGCCCCCATGCCCAAAGTGTTATTTTTTTTTATCAAGATTATTGGTGAAAAATAATTTAACGATTGCCCCTGATACCATTTTGGCAATTTCTACTTCGCTAAAATCGAAAAATTTATTCTCTGGCGTACCATAACAACTTTGTAAGATTACAATTGCTAAATCGGTTGGGATTAATTTTGTATTTCCAGCCAATTGCTCCATATCGAGTTTTTCAAATTCGCGTCGTATATTTAATTTCTGCCGTACAGTCGGTTCTTTAAATTCTTTTACCATGTACGATCCACTCCATCGGCGCATTCGAAAACGCAATATTGACTATTGGCATAATCGTTTAGAAAATCAAAATTCAAGTTGAGTTTTTGTACTGTATCCGTTCCGCCCCGATCGCTTGCAACTTCCTTTAACCAGGAATCATTACACGTGAATTTAAAATAATCGGATGCCGTATTTGCGCTTAATGTCAATGCAACAACTCCCAAAGAGGTGCCCTTGCCGTTTGCAAAAGCATCTGTATTTGCATCATATTTAACTACTATATTCCCGGTAACCGCCTGAGAAACAATCGCATAATTCTCAGCCTTCCCAACCGAATGACCTACAAAATCAAGAACATTGGTGATAACAAATTGCGCGGAATACCAAACCATATCCGTACCGCTAATTGTTAAACCTGTACCTGTAGAATGCCGATGTATTGGAGAAGTGGAACTATGTCCATTAGTTTCACTCGATGGATCGGAAGTACCTGTATATCCTTTGCCGGTTACAAGTTCGCCGCTAAATGTTAATCTACCTCCCTGATCCAGACTAACATTTATGGTCAATGTTCTCAAAATTGACGAAGTTAATTTTTTCGAAAAAGACGAAAAAGGTTCCTTGATTAATACAGTGGCAAAATAGCCGGCGTTTGAACTGAAATCAGGATTTACGGTGCCGTCAAGTGTATACGTTTTTACAAAGGGAGTTCCTACAGCTTCGGATACTGTTTCACAAGCAGCATAGAGCATATTCGCCAAATCGCCAGAGCGTCCTATACATTCCGGCAATGTGTAGGTTTGCCACATACCAGATTCGGTTTTAAAATAATCATTAATATCTGCTACATTTTTACCGCGATTGCGGATATTATCATCAATGAATTGCTGCGGGCTAAAAAGCGGAGCATCGTTCCCAATCATATCCAAAATCGTAAATGGTTGAGCATCCGCTATTGCAGTTCCAAATGTAGCTTCCTCCACATAACCAATCCAGGAATGGAATGAAGGAAAACTGAGTTTATTTGTCGCCATGTTTCACCACCTTTTCAAAAATAGATGAATTAAAAGCGTTTTTATCAATGGAAATTGTTTTCCCAAATTGCAAATCTCTATATTCTTTTTTAGAAATTCCTTTTAACGTAATCCAGCGGCAATTACGGAATGCCGGTTTTGCAATTACGGTAATTGTTTCTTTTTTAATCGTTGACGACATGAACTTGAAACCTCATTGTTAATGTTACTTTCTTTAAATTCGGTTCAATGACATCTGGTAAAGCATATTCAATTGACGATACTTCACAACGATACCAATTATTTTCGGAATCCCCTTTGTTCGTTTCACAAGTATATTTAATCCGTTCTGCCATATCCCAAATAAGATTTTGATCTTCATCCACATCTTTAACCACAAGCTGTGCCTGAAATTCGTAAACCCGATCATCAACTTGCGGTGCGCCTTCACTTGTGAACAAATCATTAAAAAGCCATAATCCCAAAGCTTTTTGATATTTGCCCAAAGAATCCGAGTCAACAATTCCTTCTTCATTAATAATTCGTTTATTAACAATATGAATCGTTGAATAGTCAACCAGAATAAGCGCTTTAATCCGGTCAAAAATGTTCTGTGGATAATTCGCATAAGCCATTATCTATAAGCCTTAATATTACCGAATGATTGTATATCTGCTACTTCTGTTTCAGGAATAACTTCAATATCAATATAATCTCCCAAAGTGAAAGTCCCGACAAAGCGAATATAAATTCCCGATCCAATATGAACTTTTTTAACGTCACCTTCCGATTCATAAGTATCTTGTAAAGTTTGATCAAAAGTAGCGCCACCATCGAAGCTCAATTTATAAGTTGCAGTTCCCGGTACTCCGGCGGTATCAATTTGAACCCGCCACAATTGATACAGATGTCCCCCATAATGTCCGGTTATTTCCCAAAATGCTGTTGCGCCATTATTGACACTTTCCCACCAATTAAATGCACCCGCTTCTCTCGCAACGCGTTGAGTTTTGAGAGCAATTTGCCCATCTTTGATTCTTTGCACCAATCCTAACATTTCTCCAGGTTCCGGTGCTGGATTGTCAACCATCTTGTAAAGCCGTATAGCTTCGGGATCGCCCGGGCGTAAAGAGCCTATGATATTATAGCAAGTGAGCAATGCAGTTGCCCTTACAATCGTGGTATCATAAAGAGCGGAATTATAAGAAATATCGGGAGTAACAACTTTCTGAAATGGCGTTACCATAACATCGCGCAATAGATTCTCAAGTATTTCCTGAGCATCATTTCTTTGCAGAGTTTTAAACGCATCCCAATCAACTCCGTATTGGTAAACTAAAGTATTCGGATTGACTGAACCAGTAGCCCAAACATAGAGTATATCTACATCGGCATCATAAAACCATTTACCCGCTGCGAGTGTCGCATAAGAAGCGGCTTCTGTTAATCGCGCCCCACTCTCAATAACAAGTTCGATATATCCGCTATTTTCCCAACGGTAAATCGCCCCGGTATGCAATTCCCAAACAGTACTATCAATCGTTTGCATTCCCTGATATTTTTCAATATCACGATACACCGCTCGCAGATCATCGTCTATGTCACAATAAGTAATCGCCATTTAATGAAGTGTTGCTCCGCTTTTAGTCGGAATTGTACCACGTGAAGTACGCTGTTCCTGTTGACTTTGATAAACTGCCGGATATGCGAAATCCCAAAAATAATCTACCGAATCATCCGCCGTAGTTTTTTGTTCAAAGGTTACTTTGACAAATTCAGGTGGTAAAATTCTTGAACTGGCATGTAGATAAATATTATAAGGCGTCCATTGCACATCGCCTTTGGCAAGATTAGTTGAATCCTGGATAGTTATAGCAGTGGTACTAAAATTAATATTCGCAGCCGTTATTCTGCTCGTTCCGCCGGGATGATAAATCATATTACCGGGGAATGCTTCAACCAAAACCGCCAAACTATCAGTTGCATTCTGAGCATCTTGTCGGAGCCATAAAGTACCCAACATTAAAGCATCGGAATTACCAACAACTGTTTGGGCAAGCGTACTATCACCACTCACGCCAATATCAAAAGTAGTTGTATAAACAGGCGGATTCCAATCAATGGAATACCAATCCTGAAGATCAAATACAATGCTTACTTCAGTGGTGGAATCTGCATTTACAGAACCAGTCTGAGTATAAGCTATACCCGCGGTTGTATATCCCCATGTCCGGTTAATTTGCTGCCCAAAAACAAAGGCAGATAATATCAGAATAAAGATTAATATTTGTTTCATTAATTCTCTCCTTAATTTCCGTGAAGAACGGATTTGCTATAATGCGTAGCTGTGCCTATTGTATCCGGCACAACATCAAGCGTCAATGATCCTCTTAAATAATATACCGGCACCCAAAATGAAGTGGTAGTATCAACCCCGGTTGAATATATTCTAAATCTAACCTCATTCACATGGCCCCACCATGTTTCGGCTGCAAGATTAAATATTACCGCAGTTTCAGCCACTTTGTCATCCGCTGTTATCATTGCGGTATCCGAAATAACGGCAGTCAATAACTTCCAATGACCATTTTCTCCCATTTGAATTTCAACCGAATCAACACTTGTGATCGATCCAATTGTATCGGCAGTTGACAAAGCATAAGTATTTGGATTTTGGAAAATGTAGGTATTGATTCTTAATAATTGCGCGGATGCAATAAGAGGGAAAAGGAGAAATAACAGAATTAATTTTTTCACGTTTATTCTCCTGATACTTGTGGGTTAATTAATTCCGCCCCTTTTTTGAGATTTTTGATCGAACCATCTTCTTGTGGAATCCCTTTTACCGGCACAATATATTTATTAAGCGGATGCGCCAGCTTCAGATAGTGAGCTTCTTCCATTATTGCTACTTGATCGCCTTCCCTGAATTTATAACGTGTCCGCTTTCCACTTCCGGTTTCAAAAGTACAAGAATGATTTGCCAAAGCGGTAGCGATACAAAATGGCTTTTTATCAGAAGCTGATTGTTTTGTTGATTTATCCACAGATTCCCCCTCATCGGGATTTTCTGCTGAATCAATTTTGCGATTTAATTTAGGCAAAATAATCTCCTTTTTTTTTTAATTTAAAGGGGCGGAGTAGTTCTCCGCCATTTATTATGTATTTGCACCAACAGTAGATGCTGAGGTAACAATCCAATGAGCATCGGTATCGATTAGCCCAAAAGTAAATGTTCCCAGCCATCCAGTATGCACAAACCGATTCAATTTCCCGCCTAAACTCATTCGTCCGCCAGGCGCTTGAGATTCTCCGTAACCAAAAGCATTGAAACCAAAGAATTGAGTATGATAAGTATCAACAGCAGCTGATCCGGCATCGGTATTAATAGTAACAAGCGGCGAAGAAACCCAACGGAAACCGCCATACATTCCAATCTCATTTCTGAGTACGGTTGTTGGATCGGCGTATTTGTTGACGTCTGTCCAGGTATTGGAAGCTGTCCCTGCTTTCAAATCATACAGCACGTCTTCATGTGCTACGGCAATATAACTACCCGTACCAGGTATTTCAGGAATACCGGAACGTTTCAGTTTGTTGTATGCTTTTTGTACAAAGACCGGAGTAATAATATCGGTTGCAGTTGTAGATGCTTCACCGGAAGCATTTACGGTGAGCTCATTGGTGCCAGCTTCTCCCGCGACGATCTGAATTTTCTCAATTGATTCCGACATATTGATCGCGGCTAATCGGACTGAGGCAGGCTCCACCATTCCACCAGATTGTAATTGCACGAGATTGGTTTTTGTCACGACGTTCCCATACTCAACCGGAGTAAGGGTTTTCGCCGTATCAACCATGCTTTCAGAGGTCATCTCGTTATCTTCTGTAAGCCCGGTAGTTTGAACGGTGAGTTTGGAATACACGGTGAAGCTGATTGTCTTTGCTAATGCTTGCCGTTTAATTGTTGCAAGGGACGGCAGACCCTTCGTGAATGTATTTTCAGCGGATATAATAAACTCATTATCATACAGAGTTATCAGACGATCCGCTAACTCTGTAGTACCCGAAAGATTCGCATCAAAAGCCATTTCTAAATCTCCTTAAAAAATTAACAGGATCAGGTATTCTTTTTTACAAAATCTTCGTATGCCCTATCCTGTTCTTGCCATGTTTTAGGAAGGGTGTCCTTTAATTTGCCCCCTTGACCGGCGAATCCGCCCTTGCCGCCGCCGTCCTCTTGAATGGCAAGCCGTTGTATCAAATCCATCCGTTTCAAAACTGGAAGCTCCAGTACGACTAATTTATCTTCCTCCTTGAATTTCTTTTCTTCGATCAATTTATCCATTGTCGTATTAGCTTTATCTTCCTGATCTTTAATGAAACTTTCCCATCGTTCCTTGTGGGGTTTTAAATCATTGACCGTTTGCTCAAGAGTGGATTTCTCTTTATGCCAATTCTTTTGATCCTCCTCATATTTAAGTTGGATTTTTTGAATTTCAGTCATGTCCGCTTCCTTGCGTTTCCTTTCCGCCTCTCTCAACTTCTCCAATTCTGATTTCAACTCATCGACGCCAACATATTTCTGCTCAAATTCTTTTGCTAAGCTTGACTTTTGGCGATCCAGTCTTTCCTGAATGACTTTATTGAAATCATCCTGAGTCTTAAATATTACCTGTCCCTCAGTTGGACTATCCGCTTTCGGCTCGTCAGCCATAAGTTTTCCTCCTTCGAGTAAATAAAAAAAGGGGCTATTATCTATTTTTACAGTTATGATAGATAATAGCCCCACGTGAGACTATAAATTTGAACCGTATTACAAACCGCTTATTGGCGTAAATTCAAAGATCAGTTTTATTTTGGATTATTTGATTGTCAAATACCATTCCCATTCCCGATTTATTTTCCTTGTTTTAATTTTTTCATCCGGAAAATATTGTAAAGCATTTTTAAACGCAGATTCTTGAGTTTTAAAACCACGCTTAGCATGAGTTGCCTCATCCAAATGCGGTATTGATGTTGAATATTTTGTTAATTTTTTCATCGCTTCCTCTATGTTATCATCACAATAAAAATAAACATTATTTCCATTGTGCAAAATATAATTAATTAATTTTTAAAATGTCAAGATATTTTTTATCTCATTTACTAATGTTGGTAATTATCAAAGCATCAATAAATATAATCATTTTTTCCCTACATTAATAATTACATTCTTAACGTGCGTATTCCAATTCCGTTCTACTTCATCACCTACCATTTTGACAATCCGATTCTGTTCTTTATCAGAAAATCCAGCGACTTTATATTTGCCGCGTTCCTCATGCGCATCCACAACTCCGCCGGCTTCGCCTCCCCAACCTATATCGACGAATTGATCAGTAACTAAACGAATCCGCAAATCATTCATGGTCTTACGAGTCAGCATAAAATTCGGCGGCGATGTTTGGCGTTCTAAACTTATCCCGGAATATGCTTTATATTTTGTGCCTTTGGCGCCGGTACGCTTTGTCAATCGTGTGAATCCACGTCGTTTTAATTCGGCATAATCAGGATCGTAAGCCGGGAATCGTTTCTCATTACGGTCTTTACCTTTCTGTGTCCGTACTCTGATTTCACGTACAGCCCATACGCCAATTCGATTCCAGAATTGTTTATCGAATTTAACAGATGCTTGTATGTTCATTGATGGCATTATCGAATATAATAATTTATTATTACTGAAATATTATCAATAGTTTTTGAAGCATATTGCCAATATTCCGTTGTATTGATGATTGTAATTAAAATTATTAGAGTCAATAAAATGATCGAAATCCAAAATAGAAATTTTTTCATTTCATATCTCCCCAAATGGAATGAAACGATTAATTTCCATTTTTTCTTAATTCCGCATGGATTTTGGGATGTTCTGATACATCAGTTAATTGTAAATTCTCAATTCGATTATCGTCAACAATTTGATTTTTATGATGCACAATTTCATTAGCCTTCAATCTACGTCCCAAATGTTTTTCCATAACAAATCTATGTTCTCTTATATAGCCATTCGGATTTGCTTCTGGATGTTTTGGAATCCATAAAAGAACATAATTTGATTTATCAATCGTACGCCCACCTTTCCAATTTGGGTGTTCATCTCCATTCTTAGGCAATTTCCGTTTAGCAAATTCACTTTGTTGTTTTCGTCTTTCTGGATTATTTTTCCATTGTAATTTGACAGCTTCACTTCCATGTCTCAATTCAAGATCAAAGTCTTTCAATCTTCGACGTACTATTTCACGACCAATACCAAAAAATTTAGCAATTTCTCTGATTGATCTTTTTTCGATAACGTACATTCGATAAAAGATTTCTTCCCAACTATCGGATTGATATTTTTTCTTAACGCCCGATTGTGTTTTAATGTTATAGAAAGTAAATATTTTTCTCAGTCTTTTTAAACCAACATTTAAATATTGGCTAATTTCTATTAAGGTTTTTTGTTCGTCAATATATAACCATTCTAAGATTTCTTTTGGTATCATCGTTCTTTTCTTTTTTTTGAAATTTAACTGATTAAAAGTAATTATTAAACGTCGACATCAAATGGTATCCATCTATGACGACAATTCCAGAAGGGCCAACCTCCCAATACAAAATCCACATCCGGCTCTGCGTCTATTTCTTCTCGTGTCCAGCCGGTTTGTTGCCGGGGATCATTCACGATTCGTGTACAGGATTCACGGCTGGTTTCAATTAGGGTCCCGGGGAAATACACAAATCGCTCAATTCCTACATTCTCAAAAACTGCCTGATCTACGGCGCGGTCAAAAGCAGTTAATGCAGTTTCGACCTCCGTTCCTACTCTACGAAATTGATTCTCCAATAAAATAGCTGCTTCTGATTTAATTTGTGCAACGGGTCGTTGCCCCATTCGAGCGCCAATAGCAAAATCATACATATCGTTTGCAATCCGCTCTTTGATTCCCAACTGAATAAATCGTTGTTTTTGTTGTAGGAACTCAATTAGATTTGCCTCGTTTTGTTCGGTGAGTAAAAAATTAATCCCCATTGCGCCAGATGCTTCACGGCTTAAATCAATCACCTTGCCCCAATTCTCCATTGCAGTTGTCACTGCATCATCATAACCCAATCGTGTTAATTCCTGGATAATATCCGCCTGTGTGAAATTGCCGCTGCCGATAATGCGTGCCAAATCATTTGAGAATTTATTCCCTTGCTCAAAAAGAAATTGCGTCAATTGTTCCTGAGCTTGAAGAATAAGCCTATCTTTATTTTGCAGAATTGTTTGAAGTTCGGGCATAATCGGATCGTTTTGATTCTTCGTTTAAATCGGTATTTTCATCATTCATTACCCCCATTCTCGCCAAATGGCGTTTCGATTGCTTGCGTCAACACCCCTCTAAACGGACGTGATGCTGTTTTATTATCATCAATTTCCTTTTTGGCTTCATCCTCTGTTAATCCCTCTTTTTCAATCAGATAATCTTCCGGTTTGCGGTATCCATTTTTCAATTCCCAATCGTGATGCAATCTTTCCTCTGACGGCTCTTTCGGGAATTCCGGTTCGATGAAATCAGTTTTCATAATCGCAGTATCCGGCATTTTGTATTTCAATTCATGAAATTTATTCATCGCTTTGACAATATCATAAATTTGCGCTTCTTTGATTTTGTAGAAATCTATATCAGATTCACGCTT